GCACCGTGGATCGCATCAACAAGAACGCCTACGACTTCGAGGTGGAAATCACCCTGAAGCAGACCTCGCCGTACAACGCGATTCTGTCGGGCATTCTCGCCGCCGACCAGCTCTCGAACAACGGGGTCTTCCCGTTGACCATCGTGGACCTGTCCGGACCCGCTGCCGCTCCTTCGACGTTCTTCGCCCCTCAGGCGTGGATCATGAAGGACCCGGAAGTGGACTACGGCGACGCGCTGAAGAACCACACCTGGAAATTCGCCACTGGCGCGGGTGCCAACTTCATCGCCGGAAACTGACTCAGATTCACCTAAGCAAACGGAAGGGAGATCCAGATGCTTGAGCCGATCGAAATCGAAGTGGAGGGCGAGAAGTTTCAACTCACGCCCATGAACCCGTTCAAGGCCCGGAAGGCGGACGCGAAGATCATGAAGGTCCTCGCGCCGCTGGTCGGCGGCTTGATCGCCGCAGCCGGTGACACGAAGCCCGACGCGAAGGAGGGTGCCGAACCCAACTTCGATGTGTCCGGAGAGGTGCTCGCCGGAGCCCTCGTCCAGGCGCTGGGCGAACTGGAGGAGAACGATTCGCTGTTCACTGAGTTGTTCGCCACGGTGCTCTGGCTTCCGTCGGACACCGAGGCGGCAAAGGTCGCACACCTCCAGCTCGATTCGCTGCGGAACATCGAGAAGGCCTTCTCCTTCATCGGGGCCGGACCCCAGGTGTTCTACAAGCTGGCCTTCGAGGTCGCGAGGTACAACAAGTTCACCCCTTTCGTCATCGCCACCCACGTGGGTGGCGAGGGAACGAAAGGAACCAGTGGCTTGCAAAAGCTCTTAGGGAAGAAGGGCCTGGACTTGGGGAGGTTGGTTGGCTAGACGAGGAAACTGAAGCGGAATATCCGCTTTGGAGAATCGTCCAGATCCACGGCCTCCAAGAGGTGATGCGTTGGGACCTCGAGGACGTCGATGCGTACCTCGCGGTGCTGGAACGAGAGATGGCAACGAAGGCAGCGAGAGAAACCTACAGCATGAGGGACCAGGAGCAACATGGTAGTCGCTGAACTTCTGACCAGACTGGGCTTCGAGGTTGATCCACGGGAACTGAACCGCGGACTCAACCAAGCACGCTCATCCCTTCAGGGGTTCAAGTCGTTCCTGGGCAAGCTCGCTCTGGGGGTCGGTTTCTACGAGATCGGATCCCACGTCTTCAAGACCGCGCGCGAACTGGAGACGATGAGCGTCCAACTCAAGACGTTCACCGGATCGGCAGAGAAGGCGGCGTTCCTCTTCAAGGGGATCACCGACTACGCCAAGGGGACGAGCTTCTACGTCAAGGACATCATGCAGGCCACCACGCTGCTGGTGGCTGGAGGCGTGGGCTCGAAAGAGGCGCTGCCCATCATGATGAAGTTGGGGGACATTGCCCCGGACAACGCCAGGCTGGGGCGCCTGGCGATGGCCTACGGACGTGTGAACGCCAAGGGCTTTATGAGTGGCGTCGAGAACATGATGTTCAACCGCGGCGGCTGGTTCAACCCCATGATGCAGCTCGCCCGCAAGCAGGCGGAGCAGGCAGGTCTTTTGAAGCAGGGTGAGGAGGTCCTTAAGGGCTCCGCGGCCGAAAAGTTCATCAACACGGCGCAGGCCAACATGGCCGACCTGGTGAAGAACAAGAAGTTCACCCTCAAGATGCTGGACGAGGCGATCGAATACGCCACCTCCAAGGGCGGCATGTACTATCGGCATCAGGCCGAACAGGTGAAGACTTTCACCGGCGCGTTCTCGAACATGCTCGACGTGTTCCAGATCAACGCAGGCATGGCCCTTCAGAAGCTGTTCCCCATCTTCAAGAACCTGATGATCGTGGCCACTGCGATCCCCTTCGACTGGATGACCAACGCTTTCGACAAGCTGGCAAAGGGTCTCCAGTACATCTGGAGCATCCTCGTCGAGGAAGGCCTGGTCGAAGAGTTCAACTACCTGAAGGAGGCCATTTCCAGCTACGCCTCCGCCTGGGTAGAGTTGCTCACCGGTCTGCGCGGAGGTGGGAACACCCTTCGAGACTTCGCCGTCGTCCTTGGGATCATCCTGACGCGAGCCATGATGATGGCAGAAGTTGTCCTCTGGCTGGCAGAAGTGTGGATCAACTTGCAGACCGGCGTCCGGTACGTCATCGACGCACTCGTTGCCGTCGTGAAGTGGTTCAAGTCGCTCGTCGGGTGGGGTTGGACGTTCTTCGCGATGGTGATGATCATCGGTCCTGCCATCGGATACGCGCTGTTCGCCATGTGGGCTTCCGGGATCTTCGGGTCCCTCGGCTTCGTAAAGGCGATCGGGACCGCGATGACCGCCCTCCAGGCGTTCACGGGATTGGCTGCACTCCAGCTCGGCATGATCGGCGCAGCGATGGCTGTCCTGGCGCTGGACGCCTACATCCTCGGAAAGACGCTGAAGGAGAACGAGGAACTGGCCGGGAACGTCGACCGGGAAACCCGCAAGGCGACCATCGCCCAGTCGATCAACGACATCACGGCCCTGAAGGTGAAGGCCAAGAAGGAAGGCCGTGGGGAAGACGTCGAGCGGTACCAGCGTGGGATCGACGACCTCTGGTCCCGTTACCACGCGATCGGGAACGAAGGGAAGAGCGACTTCCAGAAGTACTCTGACAAGCTCCAGGCCAGCATGGATAAGACCCTCAAGGATCTCCACAACGACACCAAGAAGAACGGGAAGACCCTGGAGGACATCGCAGGCAACACCTCGCCCAAGGGCGGCGTTCCGAACGACGTCCTGCGCCTCGCCGATATGTCCTTCCGCACCCACTTCGACATCGCCGCGAACGGCATCATGCTGGCGGCCGAATGAGCGCCGGGATCTACGACATCGACAAGATCCTCGGCCTGGCAGGGCTGTCCAACCAACCTGCCGAGAGCACCGTCGCGAAGGTCAAGGACGACTACTTCAAGACCGACCCAGGCTCCCAGAAGGATCCGTCACCGCAGCAGGCCACGGCCACGATGCTCCTGGGCGCCAAGCTGAAGGTCGATGTGACCGGACGCTCGGGCGTGGGCGGCAGCATCTTCTTCCGGCGCAAGTCCGGGACGCACCTCTCCGGCTCCCTCGGGGTCGTCGACTTCGATCTGATCCTCGACGAGGAGACCACATACCGCGCCCAGGTCTGCCAGCACCCAGTGCAGAGCGGCGACCCGATCACGGACCACATCCAAGCGCTGCCGCCCACAGGTAGGTTGAAGGTCCTCGTCTCGAACTACTCCTTGAAGGTCGCCTACGGCGGCGTGAAGGAAGGGCAGTGGGACGAGAGCGTGAACCGCGCGCTGGAGGCATACGAGACGCTGAAGCGTCTGATGCGCAGCCGCTCCGAAGTCGCCCTGGTGACGACGCTGGAGGACTTCTCCGCGATGAACAACTACGTCGTCCTCACCCGGCTGACCACGCCGAAAAAGGCTGACGACGGCGACTCGCTGACCTTCGACATCGAGTACACCCAGATCTACAAGGTCTCCCGACTGAAGACGACGAGCCTGCCGGTCTCCATTCGCGTCTCGGACATGGCTTCTGCGAAGAACCGCACGGCGGGCCCGGAGACCAGCACCGGCAGCCAGTCGCCGCAGCCCGAGGCCATGCCTGACTCCGGCGTGCTTCCGACGGGCGGTGAATGATGCTCCGACTCCGGATCAACCCAGAGCTGGCATCGCAACAGACGACACGTTTCGTCACCACCGACGGCACACCCGTCGTGCTGACGTTACGCTGGAACGAGCGCAGCCAGTTTTGGTTCATCGACGTGCAGCAGACGCTGCCTGATGGCTCCACAACGAGCTTCTTCGGGGCGAAGCTAACACCTAGCTACCCGGCACTCATGGGCGTCAAGAGCCTGTTCTCCTTTCCTGGAGACTTCATCCTGCTGCCCACGCAGTCCACCACGGTGAACGCGCCGGTGGGGTACAGCGATCTCGGGGTGACGTGGTTCCCGTGCTGGATCACCGAAGCCGAGTCCATCGCATGGAGGTCCGCCCGTGGCCTTCGGTAGGATCCTCAACATCTTCGCAGGCCCAGAGCCTGGCGGCGTCGTCGTCCCCGATCCCGAGTTCGTCGGCCCAGGGAAGATGCTTCAGCTCGTAGGCTTCGACCGCGCTCTGGGCGTCGAACCACTGCACGCCGAATGTGACCTCCACCGGTCGAACCGCATGGACCGCAACACCGGCGAAGTCCGAGTGTTGAACCTGAAGGAGTCCGTCCGCAAGTGGCTGGAGACTTCGGGGAACATCATCCAGGTGGACATCGGGTACGAAGACGAGGGCAGCGGAACCGTGTTCTTGGGGCAGACGCACAAGATCAGCTCGACGCTCTCCGGTTCCGATTGGGTGACCACCATCCCCTGCTACCAGTTCCGCGCCAAGACGATGGACTTTGAGACACTTCTTGTCGCACTATCCCTCGACCCTGGCACTGACCTCCAAACGGTCATCAACGGCCTGGGGCAGGCCCTCGGTGTCACGGTGTTCGGGGAGAACGTCTCCGGAATCGAGCTGGACGGAGGCTTCGTGGCAGTCGGCACGATGAAGCAGGCACTCGACCACGCCTCTCGGATCCTGGCCAATCACGGGTATGGGATGTTCTACGACCTCGGACAACTCACGATCTACCAGGCGTGCAAGCCGCTCACCGGTGTTGAGGCACTGCACCTGGACCTGGACAGCGGGCTCATCGCTGCCAAGTGGGTGCTGAACGAGAAGCGAGACTGGCGAAAAGACGTGCAGACGGCGAAGATGCTGAACAGCCGGAGGGCTCAGTACGCGAAGTCGAAGTCGTCCGACGGACGCACGCGCGCGGCGCAGAACCTGACCTTCGCCGGCTACCGATTCAAGGAGGCCCGCAGGCACCGCGCCGAGTTCAAGTGCCTGGCGATGCATACCGCGCGCCCGAACTGCCCGATCCTCGTGAAGCACCCGGCGATTGTCGGGACTCCCGCGAACGCCCCGATGTTGTTCGTGGCCGACGACATCAACTTCAAGCTCTCGAACTTCGGCAGCGACTTCAACATGACGATCTTCGCATCTCGTGACCCGACCGGAGTTGGGGCATGAGCGAATTCACCATCGCCGAGGCTGTCCAGTTCCTGCTGGATGCCCGCCTGGAGGACACCCACACGGCGATCCCCGGGATCATCACGAAGTACTCCGGCCACGGCACGCGCTTGGCCACGGTGCAGCCCACCGTTCGCTTGCCCAGGACCACGGGCCCGGACCAGGACATCCCACCTATCGGCGGTGTCCCGGTCGTGTTCCCCTCCTCGGCGGCTGGAACGCTCTTCTTCCCGGTGCGTCCTGGGGACGGCGTTCTCCTGGTGTTCTCCGAGGTGGCGATCGGGAAGTACTTGAAGTCGAGCGGGCAGGACCTGTCCGATGCAGGGACGTTCTCCCGCCACCGCCTGACCGACGCGATCGCGATCCCCGGGCTCTTCCCGGCGAAGGCCGCACCCAAGTTCCCCTCGTCCGCCGATGAGAACTCCACCGTGCTGGTGAACGATCAGGGCGGCATCGTCGAGATCGGCGACGTGCTCGGGCTGCGTAACCAGGTGACTGATCTGCGTACCGAGCTGGAGAAGCTGTGGGCCTTCTTCCAAGCGCAACTCACGAAGCACACGACCGACTTCTCGGGGCTGGCCACAGCGATCGCCGCCGACGCAGGCTTCATGCTGAACACCGTCACCTACCTTGGGACGCTGGTGGTGCCGGACACCACAGACCAAGCCACGATCCAGACCAACAAGGCAGCCCTTGCGGAGCTCCTCAAATGACCACCATCGCACTCGGAATCGACGCGGTCGACCCCTCGGTGGCGACGCCGGCCTACGACCTCTACCTGGATTCCAACGGGCAGCTCATTTTCCACAGCGACACCGCGCGGATCGTGGCGCAGGCCGTCGCGTGCCGCCTGCGCACCATGCTCGGGGAGTGGTACCAGGACCCTTCGATTGGGATCGACTTCCTGGGGCACGTCCTGATCAAATCACCCAACATGTCGACGCTTCAGAGGTATTTTTCCAGTCAGATCGCACTGGTGCCGGGGGTGTCCGTGGTGAACTCCGTGAAATGCACTTTCAACGCAGGGGCTCGGTCTCTTGCCGTCAAATTCGTGGTGACAGCCTCTGACGGCACCACCGTACCCGGGAGCGTGTGATGGGCATCTACGTGACATCCAGCGGATTCGCGAAGCGGACGGTCCAGCAGATTCTCAACTCGTTCAACTCTTCGATGCAGACCCTGTTCGGGCCCGCCGTGGACATCTCCCCGGAAGGCCCCACCGGGCAGCTCCTGGGGATCCCCGCAGCGGGCCTGGGCGACGTGTGGAACGGAGTCCAGGAGGCGTATGTCTCGATGGACGTCGACCAGGCCTCCGGGGCAGCCCTGGACCGGCTGTGCGCCTACACGGGCGTCGTGCGCATCGCTGCGGCCGAGTCGAACGTGAAGGCCCTGCTCTACACCGACTCCTCGAACATCGGAGTCACGATTCCGGCCGGCAGCCAAGCCCGGCGCGTGAGGGGGGCGGTGGTATTCTCCCTATCCACCAACACCGTCATTGCGCCGGGCTCCTGCCAGGACATCTACCTGAGCCTCGCCGCAGCCCCTGCCTCCGGTGCCTCCGTCACGCTGATCACGACCTTCGGGACGTTCACCGTGACGACCCCGACGCTCTCGAGCCCCGCAGCCCGCACGCTCCAGACCCTGCTTCTTCTGGCCGGTGCTGCGCAGGCTTCTGCTTGGGGCACGCCCACCGACCCGGCGGTGACGCCCGGTGTCGCACAGGTCTGGACCGGCGGGTCCTTGGTGACGCCGTTGGTGGACACCCTGGGCGGCTGCCAGGTGGCGACGGGCACGTTCCTTCGACTGGCGAACATCTCCACCGCTTTCGGCGTGACGCTCACCGCAGCCTGGAACCTTCTGGCCGCCGGGTCGCAGGGCTCCTTCATCTGCAACCTGGTCGGGAACCAGGTGGTGAACCCCAACGAGCTCACCAGCATCGTGACCCCGCAGACCGGCTGGAACTCGATCACGAATCTGGCGCTCGGAATCCCCGGGCGCGACGTGGAGACGGATACCGCCCTCCGCATTCGCCGGAAGCAGCAGCTCGGCGTCGGACTGGCCACCGAAGCCGCGATGCAGGCATACGTCCTGAACAATGTGCCGGGTGTGACCAGCGTGACGGTGACGAGCAACCGCACCGACAGCGTCGACATCTACTCGGCAGACCCGCACAGCATCACGGCCACGGTGGTCGGCGGCACGGTTGCCGCCATCGCACAAGCGATTTGGGACTCCATGCCTGCAGGCATCGCCACCAGTGGGAACACCGCAGGCACGGCCACGGACTCACAGGGCACTACCCACGCGGTCAAATTCAACATCCCGGTCTCGGTACCGATCTGGGTGAAGGTCCTCTACGACCTCTACTCCGAAGAACAGTTCCCGTCCGACGGGCAGGCCGAGATGGCTGCAGCACTGGTCGACTGGTGCGACGCCGAGTTCTCGCCGGGGCGGGACGTGATCGCCCCACGGTTGCTGGCGCCCGCCTACACGGTGCCCGGCATCGGGAACATGCAGATCACGGTGTCCACCGAC